CAAAGGATGGTCTGGTCAAAGCGTTTGTGAAACGCGAGTTTTACCTGCGCAATTGGCAATTTAAACCTCGGCTTATACAAGGTCGTTTACCTAGATTTCAGGTAGCCACTGGCCCCTGGACCCATGCCTTCACACAGTACTTGAAGAAACACTGGAACGCAAAACAATGGAGAAAACTCAAACAATCAATGTTCTATGCCTGCGGCGCTTCTGCCGAAGAAATGGGAGATTGGGTGCGAGAGTTGGATGACCATTTTGATAACGAGCCAGTGACCATTGAAAATGATTGTTCAGATTTTGATGGCTCCTGTGAGAAAGAAGCCCAGGCTTTTGAAGAGTTAGTATTCGTAGATGTTTGTCATACAGAAGAAGAATTGGCTAAATATGGAATCAAACTCCAACACAAAACAAATGGCGTCACTCCTTGTGGCGTCTGGTTCGTCTTCAGATGGAAAAGGAAATCCGGTGACGGGTGGACCAGTAGTGGAAACACAGTGATCAACGGAGCGCTCATTTGGTCATTCCTCAAGAAAATGAAAATTGAGGGACATCAAATGCTCTTAGGCGATGATAACTTACTAAAGGCTGCAAAAGCTATAGTAATGTACATGAAAGAGTTGGAACAATGGATACGTGATTTGGGGTTCAAACCCAAATTGCACATCCGTCCAAGCTCCTTTGTCGCCGAGTTCTGTTCTGGTTATTTTTACCCCATATCAACCCCAAATGGCCATACATACTGCTGGGGACCCAAGGCTGGTAAAGCCGGCCTGAAACTTGGTTGGAACAAGGGCTTGCCCTTCACCAACCAATTTAAGGCTGCTCAACACCTTCGTGGTGTGGCTTTGGGAATGTACCAACAGACACAACATGTACCCCTTCTTGGCAAAATGGTGCACAGATACTTGGAAATCACCTCCGCGGTGACAGCCAAACCAATCCGTGAGCAACACCAAATTTCAGCCCGGGAGATACACCAAATACACCCACTGGCCTATGACCAGTGCAAAATGTTGTATGGCCTCGAGCGCGATCAGATACTTGATATGGAAAACGAGATCAGTCAAGCCACATTCTCCACTATTCTCAAACACCCCGGATGGCTAGCCGTAATGGAAAAAGACTCACCACTAAAACCCTACCTTTGGAATTTCTTGGTAGAATCCACCGGCCCAACCCTAGCCGCCGCAGTCAGCGACATAGATTACAACTTATGGAACCCACTATCTATCATACATAAACAAATGGCGTCACTCCTTGTGGCGTCTGGTTCGTCTTCAGATGGAAAAGGAAATCCGGTGACGGGTG